TTTAGCTTGTCTGATTTTTCAAATCAGCAATTTCTTTTCTATCTTTAGGTTTACTTATCAAGTAACTACCAGCAGTAAAAGTGCCACCAAACATAAGTAGAGAGAGTATCCCATCTGGGGAAAATATAGTACTTTTAAGCTCTTCTCCTGATACTATAGAAATGTTCATAACATTTTGATAATACCCACATTTAATTCTTTCAAGAGAGAATTTATAATCAATAGCATTAGCAACTCGTTTCGCATCCCATAAAGTTGTATATGGCATAAATAGTTTGGGGGGCACATTTGCCCATTCAGCAGCTTCTGTATTTATATAAGCAGGGGTAACAATATCCTGTATACACCCAGCACCAACAAACACTAAAGTTATTATTCCTGCTAATACTATAATTGTTGTTTGCAATAGTTTTTTCATTTTGTTCTCCTTTTAAATTTATAATTGTAATTTCTATAACTCAAATAACATTAATTGCCTTCTGGCTAATTCTATTTCTGATTCAAACACAAACAAACCCCCTTTAGCATCATCGTTATCGAAACTAATGCGATACTCCCCTTCCCTATCAGGCCCAGAATTATAAACAGTATTTATAGTTCCTATACTTCCAATTCTACGGGTATTTATACCATAGCAATCCACTAATTTCTGTGGCATATCCAACCATTTCTTAACATAAACTCTATCACCCAATTTAAATTTAGATTTATCCATCCCTATATTTCCTTTTCATTTCGCACTCTATTAGGATACAATTAATTTCCTCATCTGTAAGATATTTATACCTCCGTATTAAAGTGATAATTTGATGACACCCTTTACGTATTCTACGAATAACTGCTTTATTTTTGTCACTATCATAAATAATATGATGATTCTGAAATATTACTTTCTTCTTTTTAGCCATAAAATTTCCTTTCTTCAAACAACTTTGTCAAATCATTTTAGATAACTCTTTTCCAACAACCTCCTTACCCTTTAATTTAATATACTCTCTTATATCTTTAGCACCGTCAAAAGAAAATATGTCACAACTAATGTAATCAATACCCACATCATCATTACAAGGTATTCCTTCTATTATACCCCTTAGTTTTTCTGCCCCCTTTATTCCTACAGTATCATTATCAGGTATTATAACTACTCGTTCAACATCTTCTAAAATATCCATGAATAACACTTCAATACCTTCTGTATAGTGGCAATGTGGGCGGGATATACTTTGTAAACCTAAATCCCATACATTTATGCCATCACTAAATCCCTCACAAATAAATATATAATAATCACCAACCCAATTATATGGATAAATAAGTCCTAAACAAGAATCCTTTACACAACGCTTATCCCCATTTGAAAACCTACGTTGTGCTCCACAAAAACTACCGTCTTTGTAATGTTTACTCAAATCCTCTCTAATCATTGGAATAATAAATGACTCACCGTCATAGCCCACTAACCATCTATCTAAACTTTTCGTACTTATATTTAATTGTTTAGTCAACTCTAATTTTAACAATGGACGTCTTTTTAAATTATTATAACAACTATAAACAAATTCTTGCCATTTTGTTGCCGATTTTTGCGAATAGTTTTTGTACCTAATAGAGTCTGATAAATTTAATAGAGCCATTTGAGTATTATTTAATAAGCCATCTTTACCACAAGCCCAACATTTATACCTTCCATAATATTTTTCTCTTAATGATATAGAAAAATTAGGTCTAATAGTGTCATTATGAAAAGGACAATATGACCATGCGTTATCCGAATCTATAAACTTGATATTTAACTTTTCAAAATCTAAATTTTTCATACATCACAATACATAAATGAAAATAATAACTGTCCCTTTACTTTCTCTATTTCGTCAGCATACATTAGACGCTCCCAGTTTTTATTTTGCATCCATCTGACCCTATAATCATAGTAACCATAAGAGAACACCCCAGTAACTTCACATACTTTACCAATATTATTACGAATTGGCTTTGCAGGTCTAAACCGGGTAGAAAATTTAACTATCCGTACTATATCACCAATTTTGAATTTCATAATTTATAACTCAAATAACATTAGTTGTTTTCTCGCTAATTCTATTTCTTTTGGATGATAAGGAAATGGTGAGCCTGAACCCTTATAGCTAACCCTTACATAATGACTACCAATCCTAACTACTATTCCAACTTTAGTACCTTGTGGAAACATATGTATATACTTAGTGTGTAATTTTACTTTATCTCCAACCTTAAATTTTGTAGTTATTTTGTTATCCATTAGAAACTCTCCTCATTAGGTAGGTTCTGAAAACTCATCCACTGTGCAATCCACCCACAATTTACAACACCAGTTCTACCACCCCTATTTTTACATACAATTAATTCTGCCTCTCCTGTATCTTCTGCATTTGGGTCTAATTGCTTATCAAAATAACTTGGTCTATGTATCAATATAATTTTAGTAGAATCATTTTCCATAGCCCCACTTTCTCTCAAGTCAGTCATACGAGGTCTTGACGATTCTCGATATTCCACATTTCTACTAAGTTGGGAAAAAGCTACAACAGGAATATTAAACTCTCTTGCTATAGCTTTTAATTCTCTACTTATCTCTGATACCTCCTCTTGTCTATTTACTACCTGTTTTCTCAAAGACATAAGCTGCAAATAATCTATAATTAGACATGCAATAGGCTCATCTTTTTCAATAAACCTAAGAATATCTCTTATTGAATCGGGTACAACGTACGAATCGTCATTAACTATAATACTATACTGAGATAATTGCTCAAGTGATGCCTGAAATTTAGATAATACTTTATTATTTGCATAACCCCTTTTTATACTTTGATAATCAGCTTTAGCTAAATTTGCGGCCAGCAACTCTGTTACATCCTCACAAGACATTTCTAAAGTGCATAATAAAGCTGCACCGGCATTGCCATTTACTGCTGGCTGTCCTACATTAAGCAATATATCTCTCGCCATACTGGATTTTCCCATCCCCGGCCTACCCCCTATTGTTGACATCTCCCCTTTACCAAACCCCAAAATAAAATTATCTAATGATACAATACCAGATTTAATACCATCAAAAGGCTTTCCCATGTTGTGTTTAATATCTTGAAGATTTTTTCTAAAATCAAAAAGTGGCATACTAAAGTATCACTCCATAAAGGAAAACAATAATTGCTTTTTTATTGGCTTTGCAGGTCTAAACCGGTCTGAGTTATAGAGTTCTGCCACATTTTCATTTTGTTTATTTTTAGATATTCCTATCCATTCTATATAAGCAAATGATTCTCCCACACATCTTACCACTACGGCAGTAGCCCCTGAATTTATCTCCAAAAAACTATTATCAACAAGCTCTACTAATTGTCCAACCCTAAATTTCATTTCTGAATCCTTTACTATGTAAGTATTTGTTCTTATATTTACGATTAAATGATTGAAGCTTTTTATCATCAAATTTACTATTAGATTTTTTAAACCTATCAATAGAAAAAATACTTACCAAATCGTCTAAACTGATTATTTCCTTATTACCACCAATACTCCATCCTAACAACACAAGATAGTTTAGTAGAGCTTCTGGTAATATACCACTATCCCTATAATCTTTAACATTAACTTTATTATCGTTACGCTTACTCATCTTACTACCATCCATGTTAAGTATTATTGATACATGAGAATAAATTGGGGTATTCTTTATTTCAAGAGAATTTCTAATTATTTGTTGTGGTATACAATTATTAAGGTGCTCTTTGCCACGTATTACATGCGTTATATTCATTTTATAATCATCTATCACACAGGCAAAGTTATATGTAGGAAAACCATCACTTTTTCGTATAACAAAATTCTTCATACCTTTAGTGCTAACTGTTACACTACCAACAATCGTATCATGTACAGTTATATTTTGATTATGTGGTACTCCAAGAAATACAGCCTGTGTATCTGATTTTATATATGCAAGATTACTGTCTAATAATTTATCTATATATAAATTATAAATATCTAAGTTATTAGATTGACACTCTACCTTATCACACCAATCTAACCCAAGCCATTGTAAATCTTCCATAATAATAGCAACAGCTTTCTCTTGATGTCTTTTGCGGTCTGTATCCTCAATACGTAAGATAAATCTTCCGTTATTGTGCTTTGCCAATAACCAATTAAACAGTGCTGTTCTCGCACCCCCTACATGCAAAGAGCCTGTTGGGGAAGGTGCAAAACGGGTGGTAACATTCATAGCAATACCTCATAATATCTTTAATCTAAACTACACTCGGTACATAAAATCAAATAATGTTTGTTTCCTTGATAATGACAAACTTTGTAGTGGAAAAACCCATTCTGTCTCCTTAACAAAATAGTTTCCATAATCACTTGTACCTGTAATAGTAACTGTTTTTCCTACAAATTCATCCATTGCAGGAGAAACCCACGTACACCTACCCGTAGAAATGGGTTTAATAACTTTTACTTTATCACCATTATTAAATTTCATTTTCCCGTTCCATTTCAATTATTTTATCTTTAACAGATTTACCCTGAAATTTAGGTTTGTGAGAAACCTTATACTGTTTATCTAAGTTATTAAGTACCCATCGCATAGCTACAGCAGGCCAATACGCTATTCCTTTCCACCCCTTACTCTCAAAATATAAATAACAATTTTGTGCCATATAGTCTAACTGTGTATTGCTAAAGGAGTACCCTTTCTTTTTAGAATATTCCTTCATAACTTCAAAAACATCTTCTTCCGATTGTGGTTTATTTACTTTAGCCATTATACATAAAACCAAATAATATTTGTCGGTTTGGTAATGCCAATAGTTCTACATGCTGCCAACTACATCTCCACGTAAATTTAGTACCGTCTAGCAGTACAGGATAATACCCATCCACATGTTTATCGGCAGTCGGCAAAAATATGATAGGATTACCATTATGTTGTAACCCAACTATTGTACCTATCTTGTTATAATCTTCTGAGTTATAAATAAATCTAATCCTGGTTCCTACTGGGTATTGTTTAATTGCCATAATTTTACCTTAAAATGGTGTGTCCCCTGTTGGAGAACCATCTTGCTCACGCACAGGCGTTATAACATCTTTAACATAAAGATATTCAAGAATTTTAGTAATACCAAGTTGCACCTTTACTAAATCTGCTGGCTTAAAGCTCTTTGTTCGTTTCCACGTTTCGCCATCTTTATATGATTTATCAATAGTTATACTATAGAATGTACCCTTACTGGTACTATTTGCCCAAAGACTTAATTGAATACCACCTACTTTAATTGTTTTTTCTGGTGCACTACTACTCATAATAATTTCCTTTCTATTGTTTCATAAAATTAAATAATAACTGCCCTCTTATTAGTTCTATATTACCCCAAGAACATATCCACGTTCCTGTAATACCACTAGGGGTGAGAAAACTCGTTTTATTAGACTCTGGTAAATACACAATAGGGCTACTACCAATCATACCTGCAAACTTTCCGAGCAACCCCGTATCTATTTTAGGGTGAACAAACTTAACTTTAGTACCTATCATTGGTAAGTGTTTAGGCTTTTTCATAATAATTTAATAATATATGATTGCAATAAAAGGCACAGATAATTTCCATATATCTCTGTGCCTTTATCTCAATAGACATTGATTACTAAATTTTAGCAATCAATAAACTCGCCGGAACCGTCAGGATTATAAAACTTATCCTTTTCTGCCGGTACATCTTCAACATAACCTCTACCATTCGAGGGTTCCTGAACCATTACAACCTTACGGCTATTACGTGCAATACCCGTATCTGTGTTGATGAGATATGCACGAAACTGACCGTTAGATTGTTTAATTCGGCAAAGTACATAAACATCACCGTTTTCATGTTTCAGGGATAAACCGATTGGAAATGTTTGTGCTGAACATACTTCAACTAACTTAGCTAAAGCATTGGCTACTTTTGGCTTGTCGGTATCAATAACAACCTTTTTACCATTCAACTTTACTGTCATTTTACTCATTGCTTGCTCCTTTTAAGGAATCTAATACAATTTTTACACTTTCTGTTTTGGCGGGATATTTACCAAACTTACCAAGAATGTGAACAAGAACCTTTTTAGGATTAGCACTTGCTTTATACGCCTTTTTATACTCATCCATTATCAGATTAAGTATCTTTATGCTTTGGCTATTAGGTACAGCAAGATTTAATCCTATTGCTAATTGTTCCCAATTTGGCTCATGTTTGGTATCCCTTTTTGAATCATCCTTAACACTTTTATGCTCCAAATAGACATAATTAACATATTTTTCTGCTAATGTAGTAATCTTTTCAACGTCATAAACATCCTCCAAAGGTAATTTTTCAATTAAACTTTTTACTATTGCTAATTTACTTATTCGCATATCCTTTTCTGCAAAACTCTTAATTTCCTCTTTTGTGTAAGCCATAATACTACCCCCTATATAATTCCTGTATATATATATATATATAACTTATTATATTTAGTACTATATATAACTTTGTTTATATAAGTACTTTATTATATTTATGTGCTATATATAACTTTGTTTATATAAGCACTTAGGTAATATATAATAATATGCCCCTCTGTACTTACCCCAGATTTGGGGGGGTTTTTACGCCCGATAAAAAATAAATATTATAATTTTTTGTAATTTTCTCAACTTTTATCTAACGATTGTATCGGTTATAACTTTAATACCTAAAATTTCTGTCGTATTGCTAAATCTTCACTTTCATAATCAAAATAATAGGCATTTCTTATTGATTCTTGGTTTCTTTTATAAGTTTTACGAAGGTTAGCGGCATTGTTAAACTCCTTAGAGTGATTTTTACTAAGCGACTCTATTCTTTCTCGTATAGTCGCTAAACATACACCTTGTTTTTCTGCTATAACCCTTAATGAATAGTTTTGTGCGAATAATAATAATGTTGTTTTTTGTTTTTTAGTCATAATTGTACCTAATATCTATTTTGCTCCATAAAATTAAACATTAACTGCTTTTTTGGAGGAATTATAACAATATCATACTTTTTGAACCACCGACTCGTACCTACTGCACGACTAAAAGTTGGTAAGGTAGTTATGGTTTCGCAACTAACACAATACGTATCAAAATATTTTCCAGTTATTTTTCCTGTTAACCCACATAATTGTGGGGTTATTCCAACATATCTAACCTTATCACCTATTTTAAATCCCACTTTTATTTTAAATTCCACTTTATAGCTCCTTAAAATGGGTTTGTTAAATACTTATCTAATTAATTTTGTTAGGTAATTATTAAACTAATTGCGAGCTTCAGCCTCTTTATATTTTTTGGCTTTCCACTCTGATTTAGTATAATTAACTTGTTTATCAACCACAACACGACCAAGCCTACGTTCCCTTTTAGTTATTTTTTTATCATCCTTGCTAATCGGTCGATATGTACCTACTTTTTTGAATTGCATATATCAATCCTCCTAATAACGATTAAGTGATTTGTTAGAGATAGCACAATTTATACATATTGGTTTTCCACTTTTAGTTATCTTTGTTGCCTGTGGTGGTATAATTGCTTTACATTCTTCACAAATACGAGTACCCAATAACTCTTTTGTCATAGCATCTAATTTTTCACAGCACAAAGAGCAAATCTTTTCACCATCTCTAATTTCAAAATCATTATCTGGTATAAACTCTCGGCATAGATTACAGATTAAAGATGTCGCATTTATAGCACAAGTTGGACAATACAATTTTCCATTTATACTTCTAATTACCCCACTGGTTTTTGTTAATTTCTCACCACATGACAGACAAGTATAGCTGTCTTTAGGTATTATATTGGGGCTACTATTCTTTTTGTTTTTCTCTTTTTGTTTACACTGCCAACAAACATTGCCATACTCCTTATCCTTCGTGGTAGTATTGTAGGTGTATGAAGAGAACGAATATAATTTTTTCCATTCACCACATTTTTCACATTTTTTAGTTTTACTCCAATCATTTTTATAATTAAAGTTATTATAAGTAGTAACAATCTTTGCTGGTAGTGAAGTATATCGTTTAGGTTTTAATGTTTGTATTATTTCTTTAGTAAATTTAATACTATGCCATAAATCTTTTATAGAGATATATTCAGAGGGTGAGTGGGGGTTATAAAACCCACAAGATAAGTTAATACAAGATATACCTATTCTGTTATTCCATAATTTCATTACATCCGTAACAGTACCTATTGCTGTTTTATAGTGATACTTCTTCTTTACTGCTCCAATTTCAGATGAAAAGGTATGAGATACAGTTTTTTTACCACAATATGCTTGAATAAAATCTTTATTGCCCTTCCTGTCTAACTGAATAATATACCTGCAATCATCAAAAAACCTATGGTTTACTTTATCACTTCCTTTACAACCTACTTCTTCTCTTGAGAAAAATACAACTTTTATTTCGGGTACAACCTTTAATAAATATAAGCAAGCAAATATACCACACTTATCATCACCGCCTATACCTACTTTTTGTTTATTACTTTTGGCAAATAATATATCTTTATTCTTTTGTCTTGTATAAATAGTAAAATCGGATACAAAACTATGAACAGTGTCCATATGTGATACTACACATGGATAGGTTTTTGATTTCCCCTTAATGACTAATATATTTCCTGCGGAGTCAATTCCGTAATCTAAATTTAGCTTATGTAATTCTTTATCAAGGTACAATACCATTAGTTTTTCATTTTCACTATTGGATTGAACTTTTAGTAACCCAAGTAATGTATTATATGATTCTGTATCTATATACTGTTCCATTTTATTGTCCTTTTGCGTCAAATAACAATGATTGATTTTTATTGGGCTGTTCAAATGAACTTCTAAGGTAGTATTTTTTATTAAACTTTTTTACGTTTTCCCTGTTTTTAGCATTATTTATTATAAGTTCCCCCGTAGCAAGTTTAGTGAGACTATTTTCCATAACCATTGTTTTTATAGCTGATGTTAAGTAATATACTTCTTGGTATTCCACTTTTTCTAATATTGGGTTGTAAAAGAGGTTATATACTATTGTTGTACATTCTTTAGGTATAAAAGGCTTTTCTGCCATAACATCTTCGTATGGTATATAAGGAAACGTAGAATCAAAAAATATTAGTTGTTGTTTTTCTGCTGTAGCCCCCCCTTCGCCGTTAAATAGTTCTTCAATTTCTTTATTTACCTTTTCTCGATTGTAGTTTATAAAACACTGTGAAATATGGTATCCTTTTCCATCATACATAATAATTTCTGGGTCTTGTTTATGGTATATCTCATTATGTATTTTTACTATATTTGATTTGTGAACAAAACCTTTATACTTTTTGGTATCGATGGCTTTAGTTTTGTCTATTTTTATACCTGTTATAGCCTCCTTAACAGAATTACTTTTTAATATCCAACCATCGAGTTGTGTATTGCAAATGTCTTTATCGTGTGTACTATAATATGCTCCATTTATATCAACGATATTTCTTTTCAATACATACCCATCATACTTTTTTATAAAAACACAATCCCTTTTTGACACCCAATTAGCAGTAATTGCTTCCTGTAAACTGTTTGGGTCTATTTCTCTATGATACCCATAAACTGCTGTTGTTGTTAGTGAGAGGCTAAAACGAGGGTGTTTTATTTTATCGAGTTTATCATTTCCTTCAACAGATTTACGATGCCCCGATGTAATAATATTATCTTTGTAAAATAAATATCTAAAAGTATCAGTATACGGTAAATGTGTTATCCCTTCTATTGTTATATCATCTTTGTAAAAATATGTTTCTGCATCTCCTGCACTGGTACTTGGGTAGAATAGCCATTTCTTTTTTTCTGCCATGTCCCAAAATAATGGAGCATAACTACTTTTAACATAATAAACCCTATCTAAATATGTACATTTTTTGATTTTCCATTTTTTACTTTTTACATTGTCCCACAATAATGCTCTTGCATATATTTTATTATTTTTATCTGTTAAAACAACAATTCTAACCTTGTTTTTGACATAGAAATTTAATGCTTTTTGCATTTCCTTGGTTCTCATACAACTATTACCAAGAGAGTCTATTTGACCAATATAATTATTTTTAAAGTAAGCGTAATGAATTCCAGTTGATGGCCATATATGCAAAGTAAGTTGTGCATCCAATTTCTTAACCTCTCTCATTGTTACATCTCCGTACCATAAATAATAATCAATAACATTAAATGGGGAGGACAGGGATTGAACCTGCATTACTTGTCAGTAACAAGCGTCCTATACCGTTAGACGACCTCCCCCGTTCAATATAAGACTAATGCCTTTATTGAACAAACTATAATATCCATTGATATTATAGGTGGTTTACTTGTTTAGCCAAATGTTCTACAAAATATGTGTTTGGCTTTGTTTACTATTTTACAATTTTCCTCACTAAACCCAAGACTAACACTATTTTCAACCATTAAATCAATAAGTAAATCTTCCTGTAATGTTATATCTTTAGGGTTTAATTCAGTAAACTGTACAGGTTTATTATTGTTATTTGTTTTGTTGTTCATTTCTATCCCCTTAAAATTTTATCCATTGATAATTTTCTGAAATAGGCTAACGCTCGAATGTTTCTTTTTTACTGGCACGCAACACAAATAAACTATATTTTTGTGTAATTCTAACCAGTTTGTACATTTTATTCTTAAACTCTATGCTCGCACTTATACACTCACAACATTCGTCAAATTTCTCTCTTGAAATCCAACCTCTATTTTCACATCTACACAGTGCTACTTTACAAGCTAAGCATTTAGTAGTACACCCACTATTTCCTAAGTATTCACAATCTTCACAACACAAGCTCTCGCCATAACTATCACACATATATTTATTATTGCAGATAAGTGTACCATTTTCTGTTCTGATATTACAGGGGTTGTATTGTTTAAGCAGTTTATCCGCTTTGTCATAAATTAAATCATACAATTTCCATCTGTCTATCATAAAATCTCCTTTAGATTTTATAGTAGGTTCTTTTTTCTACGATTTTCTGAAATCTCAAGAACCTCGCTTTTTGTGTGAAAATAAGCACGAGTATCTATTCCTTGTTTTGCAGTAAATCTTTTTAATCTAAGAAGTCGTTTACTCAATTTTTCATTATATTGCCTAATATAAGAACAGAAAAATAGCTTACACGGTAAACATTTAATGGTACAGCCTGTCATAGACTTATGCTTACATCCACCACAACACAATAAGGAATTACATTGTTGAGAAAACTTATTGTTTTCTATGTGTGGGAATTCATTGCATAAGACTATTTTATTTTTAATATGTATATTACAAGGGTTATGTTTCTTAAACAACCTATCTGCAATATCATATATTCTATCGTAGATAGCAGATATATCAGCGTAGCTCGTATCATTCGTGTCAACTTTATTCTTTGTTGCTGTTGTAGGCATGGTTTACCCCCTTAAAACAATCAATACACAGTTTTCTCTCCTTGACAATTTCTGTCCCTGTTGTACCGTTTGGATAATGCTTTGTTCTAATCTCACAAGGGGTAATATTGCATCTTTCCTTTGGTTCTGATAATTTACCACATTTATCACATTTATACATAATTTATCCTTTAATAAACAATGGCATAATATATCACGTAAAACCAACCACACATACCATGTAAAATAGCCCATAATATAGAGGTGTTTTGTGTCCATGATGTTATCATGGCTAATGCTATACCTATTTCTCCAACAAAATCCCATGTATGCGAATGTTCTTTCATTAGCAGCCTATACATTTTATATCCCCTTTAATAGTATGACCTGCGAATCCACCGCCAGGTCTGTGATACTCACCTTTGGATTTTCTTAATCGCTTACCAAAATCTTTAGAGTGATTATGAAAACTACGTGGTATCGATAGCCCCTCTTGTATAGCCTGCATTTCATATATTGTACCGTCTATATGAGATACTTTAGGGTTATGTTGTTTTGGCCTATATGACAAGCCATATATTTTATTATGTTGTAATTGTTGTAGTCGATTGACTTCTTTGTTTAAGCTGAACATAGTTTTACCTCTGTCAATAATGTTTTCATTTTACTCCCATATTATATCATCAACTATATAATCTGTTCCAAACATCCTATTATATTCTTCAACGAGTTCCACAGGAGATAAATCCAGATATGCTCTCTTTATTTCGTCTTGTAGTTCCTGTTCAGTAATCATTTTTAGTCCCTCATATTTATACTCTTTGTATATTATCTGGATATTATTCTATACCATAATGGTAGTTTTACCTTTTTATAACACTTACCACAGAAGTATTTACCTTTTAAGTCCCCACTGTGATATTTATATATGCTATCTTTTAGCTCCTTTAGAGTTTTATCAGAAGAGGGAAATTCTACATGGCCAAGTAACCAACATAATCTTGAACGTATACTTAGTTGCCAGAAACTTCCTACATACTCTCCAAAACTATCTATGTAACCGAAAACTAATTGATTATTTTTCATATTTATACCTCATGAGTAGTTATTAACTGAACACGCCAAAATATATCTTCATTTTTTAATATATGTTGTAGGCGTTTTGCCATCTCTTTTTTTGCTTCTTTCTCACTCTTAGCAGTGAAACGGTCTTTTATTCTTATCTCTAATTCATATATTTTCATGTTATATTCTCTGTATATTATCTGGAAATTACTCTGTAATTTACTTGTATTATATCCTTCGGATATTATCTGGCTTACTACCGAATAACTGTATAGCTTTGTCTTTTACGCTTTGTAATGATATAGCATGAAGTATCTTTGTCTTTGCAACATAATACTTCCCGTTCCAATTATGCCATTGGCACTTGTACCTTTTTACTATACTATTTCCTATTGCTATTGTGTACATATTATCTACTCTCCATTTCTACGCCATTTATGCACTGGACAGCCAGTATCTTTACATCTTTTATTATTTAGGCACTCATTACATAGATTGCCATTGATTACATTGTTGCTATAATTATATAGTTTTTGTTTGGGTTTTTTCTGTTCTGGTTTTTCCATATTATATACCTCATAGTTTAATTATAGTTTAATAGTGTATAAATCTGTACTATATAGTGGTATCTACCATATAGTACAGTATTGCACACTATTAGGCTTTGATTTTCTTTAGGTCGAAAGCACTGGCTTTGACGGCAGTGCCGGAGTATCTATCAACAAGCACTTTGAACTGCTGTGATAGACTTTCAAGGATGGCTTCACGTTGAATATCTGAAAGCCGGTTTTTCAAATTGCCAAGCAAAGTAAAATCCTTGATTGTCTTATTAACACGTAGGTTTGTCAAGTGTGCTGTTTGACAAGGGACACAACGCTGCGGTGTAATAACCTCTTCATTTTCATAAATCATTTTATTGGCCTCATATTCCTTGCCACAATCTTTACACTTGCCCTTGATAACGTCAATAGTGACAAGTGCTCCTCTGTCTTTTTTCTCTTTAGCCATTTCTAAATCCCCTAAATAAAACAATATTGTTTTTAGTTTTTTTCTCGTTTCACAAAATCCATTTTTATACGATACATATTAAATTGTCAAATAACCTTGTCTATACAAAGTATAATACATAAATCGAAAAATGCAAATTAAAAATTTATTTTTTCTTTTGGTGTTTGCTAAAACCTTCTGGCGGTAAACTATCATATGATTCAGTGATTATTTGTATCTTCTCCCCACACATGGGGCAGCCGTTATTAGTATCGTCTATCCATACATGGCCGCAGATACATTCAAATTCATATTGCTTTTTATACAATTTGATGTTCATTTGCTATCCTTTTATAGCTTTTATAGCAGGGCTAAATAAGTTAAAACTGTCAATATCACGATACTATAATCAAATCCGATACTGTTGCATATTCTTTTAATCATAGTCAACTCTCTAATAGATAACAACCTACATCTTGTTTATATTGCTCTATGCGTCTGTCAATGTATGTTCGTCTATCGATACTACGCCAGGCCAAAAGATACACTAAACAAATTGTCAATAGTGTTATAGCCATACCTAAAGTGTAACACATTATCAGGGAAATGCAAATAAAACCTTAAATTTATTTTTGCTTAACTTATTAGAATGTTAAGTGGTTAGTAAACAACAAATGTGCATATAATAGGACAAGCAACAAGTGATATAAGTGATAGTATTGATATATTGTGAATGATTGATATAGTGTGAATAATTGATATAAAATGGTGAGTCCACTTACAACCCACACAACCACTACAACCCCCCTAACCATTATAGATAGACCTTTATATATAGGACGTAAAGTTAAGTGATTATCTAACAACATTAGGTATATTTCATCTTGTTAAGTGATTATCAAACAAAGATAGCCAAGCTACCACTTATACGGTTTGTATTGATTATAACGGCAGGGGAGGGGTAGGGAGATGTAAATAGAACAGGTAGGGGAGGTGTATAGACACCCAAAACCTACAACTATATTTTCCATATTTTGTATCCTATAATTACCTTGACATAACCTATTAACGTCCGATTTCATAAATAGTTTATACAAATAAACCCTATAATATCACATATTTTTGTACCATAATCTGTAATAATATAGGACTTAATAAAACTACCAAATTACAGCTATGCTATATTTCAGAATAATATAATTAATACTAAATTAAAATATACTTTACAATATACCTGTCTATAAAAAATTAGAAATATGGACTACATTAGAGAGTTAGTTCTTAACAACATTATAAAATTTATTGAACATTTTTTACTACTTATATAATAAACACTTATGAGATTATAGTCCGACTTATTTTTATTTTATTACCCCCAATATCCCCAAAAACCCCCCCAAATCTGGGGTAAGTACGGGGGGACTATATTATTTTTAATATAACCTCAAAAGATACGTGGCTAATCATAGCCGCCACGTAAATTGCTAAAGCAATTAATTAAATGAAATTAATAATATAATCTGTATCCCTAAGTGTCTTAATAAGCAGAGCTATATATGACACTAAATATAGTATGTTGTACCAATGTGGAATTCTATTTGGAGACAGAGAAATGACAAAAAGAGAAAATAGAGAGCTGTTATTAAGTAATGCTGAATATAAGTTAAAAGAAACTATATCATATTTTGGATGTTTATATTCTGAGGACAATATAAGTAGAGCTACGTATGACTATTTGTATGAAAATGTATTATATGTATTAAATAACATTGTTCAGGATGAATTATACAAGGGTTTGGAAAAATAATGGCAAGACCTAAAAAAGATACTTTAGCGGCTATGGCACTGGTTGCTAAAGACCTGCTTGAAAATAATCAAAATATCGCAGATATAGGGGTTATCATTGGTGCTCTTGGCGAAGATTCCTTGAAGTGGCTTAAAGACCTCAAGGTCGAATGTACCACTGTCGATGAGTTTATTGAGATTGCTCGACAGCGTGCAGATATAGCTCTTATAACTGCGGCGGTTAAAACAGCTTTAGGCTATGATTATGAGGAGATAGATGAAAACTTTATAAAAATACCTGATGGTTATGATAGTGTTGGCCGTCCCAAAATGAGGAATGTTAGGAGTGGCAAAAAGGTTAAAACCAAAAGGGCACTACCTAACGAAGCTTTACTGCGATTTCTCCTTAAGTGCCGCCTACCAGAGTATTTTCAGGAGACACAGAGAATTGAAATAAATAAAAAGACTATTGAAATTAAAGAAATAGCCCAAAAAGAGATAGAGAGTTTCGCTGGAAAATTATTGGAAGCTATAGATGTCAAAACCCAAAGCTAAGATATTTGATAGCCCAGAGGGGTTTTATAGGGAAATACCTACTCAAATACAGGAAAATATAAAGTTTAGGATTGAGTTGCATAAGTTACTTGCAACCGACAAAACCTTACAACAAGTATTCCTTGAGTTATGTAGAAGGTATTACCCTATCTTTTTTTCAAGTACGGCGTGGACTATAAATCCACAATTAATGCCCGGTGAAAGGAATCAGCCGTTTATACTACGACCAGCACAGATACCCGCAGTTGAGCGGCTGAACTGGTGTATAGATAATAAACGGGATGCGGGTCTGAATAAGAGCAGAAAACAGGGGGCATCAGAGATTTGTTGTAAGTTGTTTGCTGCAAAAGCGTTATTAGAATTAGATTCACATTTTATTATCGGGTCAAGAAAGAAGGAATTGGTTGATAACTCAGGCGACCCGACTACTTTATTTGCTAAGATAGATTCTGTGTTCAGTTGCTTACCATCCTGGTGGCTTGAATTAACAGGCTATGACCCTAAAAAGTGTCGAAAGGATATGAATTTAGTTATTCCTGCTACTAATTCTTCATTCTCAGGTGATACTACAAATGAGAACTTTGCGGCAGGTAGTAGGGGAACAGCCCTTCTTTTGGATGAGTTTGGGAGACTTGATACTGCAACTGCAAAGTCTATTGAGGGTTCAATACATGATGTAGCTGACTGTGTTATATATTCGTCTACACATTGGTATGGTTTAAACCACCCCTTTAATCTTTGTTTAAATAAAGAAACAACGGAATTTATAGAGTTAATATGGTATGACTCGCCAGTAGAGGCTCCTGGCTTATATGAAACGAAAGACAGGGGGGAGATTACTTTAATTGATGTTGAATGGTGGAGACAGAACCACCCAGAGGTTTTAGAATACGTTATAAACTAATGAGTACTATACTTTACAAAGACCAGAAATCAATTAAAGTTGATTATAAGGCTATGCCTGACCATTTAAAGAAGTTGATGGTAGCAGACGGTCTAAAGGGTTTACCTTCTCCATATCGTAGTCCCTGGTTAGATGAACAGGAAAGAAAAAGGCGGGGCAATAAAAGAGACTTTTTCTGTAATTGTCTGGCTGTAGCTTTAGGTTCAGCCGATACCCCTTTTGACCATACTGTTCTTGAGGAGATTAGAAAGAAGGACATCAGAGAGCCTGATTATAGGGGAGAGTTACTAATCTCACAGTATTCTAATGGTGTAATGAATACTGAGAATATACAATTTATTCCTGGAATAATGGGGAGATTCAAATGGTGGGGAAAACTACCTTTTGGAAGGCCGGAACAACGACATAATTATATTATTGCAGTTGACCCATCATATGGGTTGGGTTCTGCTAATTCTGCTATAATGGTATATGATAGGAATACCTACGAACAAGTAGGGTCGTGGGCAGATGCTAACACTAAGCCAGAAGAGTTGGCTGATATAGCCATAGGGATGGCATATTGGTGTGGTGGAATAAGGTCGTCCTATATTATTTGGGATACTGGTGGCGGTTGCGGCACTATGTTCACTAATCGTCTTGTATTTCACCGATACCCATATATTTATACTCAACGTAGAGAGGACTCTAAAACCCGTAAGCAGGTTCAGAAATGGGGTTGGATTGGACACGCTAAGGCCAAAGACGCTTTGTTAGGAGAACTTGCAATAGCATTAAGTGGTGGTCTTACTGAGGATATAGGTGAGTATAAATCAATTATAATTCACGATAAAGACCTACTGGATGAGTTATTCGATTATGTATTTAGAGATAGTGGGGTTGGTGCAGTAGTTTCCAAGAAGGTTGATTTAAGCACTGGTGCTTTGGAGAGGCATGGTGACAGGGTTATAACTGCGGGACTGGCTGTATTAGCTTGTAGGGAACAGTTGGTAGGTAAGTGGGAAGAAGCAGAGACTCCACCAGTAAACTCCTTTCAAGCGAGATACAATAAAGTCAATGAAGAATTAAACAAAGAAAAGAGTGGGTTTGAGACTCGTAGATATTTATTTTGATAGTTAAAATTTTTTTATCAAGAAAGTTTGATAAATGCCTAAAAACACAAAAAGTTACTTATATAACAACCAAGGCGGCGAGGACAATAGGTTTGAGAAGCGGGTACAACGTCTGACAAGAGCGTGGCAAAAGCGACAGGAAACTGCTTTGGAGAAGCGACAGAAGCTTCTTGCATTGTGGGCAAGTGGGTTTTTTGGTTCAAATTACAGTCGTCAACATCTTATAAACCTTATCGACAGGGGAGTATTTACCATAGTCCCTTATCTTGTTGAGGGCAACCCAAAGGTTCTTGTTGATACAAAGATAGCGAATTGTAGGCCTTGGGCTTTTACCACTCAGTTAGCATTAAACTTCATTCTTGATAAAATGAATTTTGCGGAGAGGACATTGATTCCTGCCGCTATAAACTCTATGTTCGGTGCTGGAATTACCAGAACGTTTACCGAATATGACAGAGTTATAAATCTTGATGATAATGCTATAAAGTATGGTAATAATGTAGTACGTGTTATTGATGATGCAGATTATATAGGAGACGTGGCGGCTAAGACAAGGGATGATTTTATTATCGAAGGGGATATTTATAAACTTCCTACAGAATATGCTAAAGACTTGTACTCTAAATATGCAGATGATATATCTTCTGATTGTAAATTAACTTCCGATTACCACCCTGAAAAGATTTCAAATGGTGAGTGGGATATAAACAGACTATCTCTAAGAGAATATACATCTTTTATAGATTTATATTTATATGATGAGGGAATTACTATTACAATAATGCCATATGGTAAAGCAGCTAAGGTTCTTCATACTGTTGAGGAAGATGGCCCTGGTGGTTCTCCTTATGATTTCTTGGGGTACAAGTTCTTCCCAGGTACTACATATCCTATTCCCCCCGCGTGGGCGTGGCATGACTTAGATGTTACAATGAATATTATGGCTCAAACTGCAAGAGAACAAGCTGAAAGCCAAAAAGACTTATTATTTGTACCGCCAGGACACACAGAGTTAGGAAAGAAAATAACAAGTGCTAAAAATCTTGATGTGATGGAGATGAGCACTGCTGGTGAAATAAAGAAAGAATCGTTGGGTGGTGTGAATCCCGAAAATTATAATTGGATGAATTTTGCTGAACAAGCATTTACCAAAACAGGAGCTAACCCAGATGTTCTTGCAGGGCGTGGTGCTCAGGCCCCAACACTCGGTCAGGAGCAAATGGTATTTCAAAACGCATCTCGTATTGTAAATAATATGCACACTCGCTTTCAAGGATTTATGACGAGCATTATAAATAAATTGGCATACAAGGTATTGCAAGACCCTTCCGAGTATATACCTTTAATGCACCATATACCAGGTGTGGGGGAGTTACCGAAGGTATTTTCTTCTGCCGATAAAGTTGGGGATTTTTATGATTTTGTGTTTAAGATTACCCCGTACTCCACGCAGAGAACATCACCAGAAGTATTGGCTCAGAAACTTATGGGATTTATGACCCAATGGGTATTACCAACGTATCAATTTGCTGCACAGCAGGGTGCAGAGCTTGATGTACCTACGGTTACGAGAATCCTTAGTGATTATATGGGATTTGAAAACTTTAATCAGTTTTATCGTACAGCAATACCACATGAGTTGGCAGGAATTGGCTATCAAATGCAGCCACTTGGACAGGAACAAAGACCTAAAGGGCCAAATGTGGGAAGTAAATCACCTGGTCAGCAAAATGATACATTCGGTGCGTCTGAACCATCGAGAACCGCTAATATGAACCAACAGCAACAACGAACTGGTGGGGGAACAAAATGAAAAAGATAGGTTTGTTTGAAATAGTAATAATATTGATTCTTGTTGGTTTACTTGCTTCATTTATACCTAATAACGTAATGCCAAAATTACCGTTAAGTAATGTAGTTCAAATTAAATGTGAAGTTGAATATGCTGCATACTATGATGAGTATTGTCGTCCTACCGGCAAGGAGGGAAGTGGGGTGTTTATTAGAGACAATCTAATCCTTACGGCGGGTCATATTGTAGATGGTATAGGTAGTGCTAAGATATTTACTATTGACGGTAAAGAGTATGAGGCAAAATCTTGGTATTTAGAGACAGAGGCAGATATTGGATTTATTGAAGTTGACACTAACGATGTTGAAAGTAGACTGTTTTTTGATGATGCCAAACTTGGTGAAGGGGTTTGGGCTTATGGTAATCCCTTCGGGGTATTTCCAATACTAACTAAAGGTATTATATCAGCTATTAATGCCCATGATGGTTTTATGAATACTAAAAATATGGTTATTACTGATACGGCAATTAATGGTGGAAACTCAGGTTGCCCTTTGTTTGATAAATGGGGAAATATTTTGGGTATATGTTCTTGGGGGTATAACTATTCGCAGGGTATGAGTTATTTTGTACGAGCAGAAGTTATCGAGTTATCGTTGGAAAAGTATGATGCTATAAAAGCATTGGAAGAGATTAAGTAATGCCAAAAGAGGAACATAGAAAACTAAAACGGTCGGCTAAAAAAGCAGGACTTACTGGCGAGCGTAAAGAAGCATATATTTATGGAACACTACATAAGATAAAACTTCGTAGAAAGAAAAAGTATTAATGGAATGGTTAAAGGTAATATTTGATAGGCTATTATCTATCTTTCCCAGAATCCTTATTTTAACTTCTTATGAGGCGGCTATTAGAGTAACATTTGGGAAGTATTGTAAGTCAAAGCAAACTGGTTGGTACATATATTGGCCTTTAATTCAACGGGTAATTTGGTTGGAAATTCAAACACAGGTTGTTGATTTAAGAACTCAGTCAATTCGTACTAAAGATAATAAAGATATAATTATTAGTGGGGCAATTCAATATAGTATTAAAGACATAAAGAAAGCTATTGAGAATGTTCAAGATATTGATAAAGCTATTGAAACAATTTCTTTAGGAATAGTTTTTAATTTTGTACATAGTAAATCTCTAATTGAATGTCAAAATATTGATACCCTTAAAGAGGAAATTCTTAAAGGATTAAAAGAGGCAGCTAAAGGATGGGGGCTTAAAATTGAAAAGATTTTTATAACAGACTTAGGAAAAGTACGAAATTTGAGGTTGCTAAGTAATAATTTAATAGGGGTAAAATAATGGCAGCAGCATGTGATGTGAGTATAATTGCGGAAGTTAGTGGTTTGGGCGAAGGTTTAGTTTTTGCTGAAAAGTTTGCAGTAACAGGAACAGTTCTAAAAGCGGTTCTTAACCGGCAAATTCAGGCAGCCACCAATAATGCTGAGGCTTTGAACCTCTGTGGGATAAGTACAGTAGAGTTGGTTATTATAAAAGCAACATCTAATGACCTTCTTATTGATACAGATTGTGCTGATAATGCTTCATTTGCTAAAGACCAATCTGTGCCCGAAGGAGAGTGTAGAATCCTGAAACCAGATAATGATGGTACAGATGGTATATTTATAAAGAACGAGGATGGTACTGAAGTGGTCACAGTAGATTATCTTATAGTGGGGTCAGCGTAATGGCAACTTATGTTGTAAGAACATATTGTTCTAAGTGTGATAAATATTTTATGCCTGTTGGTAGAGGGGCTTATGGTAATTGTAATATATGTGGAAACGCTTTAATTGGAAAGTGTGTCGAGAGATATTCTGTTCAAGACCCAGGTTCAAGAGGTGAAGTAGTTAATATTACTTATGGGGAAAACCCCAGATATTCAGCAACATTAGGGGTTTCGGAGACACAGATTGAGGAGGCTAAGCGACTTCACCCAGGCGTAGAATGGAAAAAATTTGGACACAGTTACCGCCCACTGATAAAAAATAGACCAGAAAAATTAAAGATGATGAAGCAGGCGAACTTCGCCGAGTTTTCTCCCAAAGATTTCAAGGGGCGAAATTAAATAAAATTTTTTAAGGGGACAGTTAGATGAAACCATTATATAAGAACATTTTAGTTGAGAGACTAACAAGGGAGCAACTTGGAAAGGTTATACTTCCAGACTCGGTTCAGGATGATTGGTTCAGAGGCAGGGTAATTAAAGTTGGCCCCAAAATAGAGGAAGATATTAAAGAAGGGGATATTGTGATATTCCCCCCTCCCCCTCCGCACTTAGGGGAGTACCCAGTTATAGGCGATGAGGGTTATAT